TGGAATCAAGTACGATTCTGAAGAGTACAACGCAAGAGTGCTTGCAGAAGCATCAAAGCGTAACAGACACGATCTAATGTATCGTGGACTCAAGGTTAACAGCAAGGCATCACCTTGTAGCTAACACCAAAGAGACCCCTAAATAGGGGTCTTTTTTTATGGCCTACATAATTAAAGTGGGAACTAAATGGACAAGGCAAAACTTAAAACAGTAGTAAAGGACTTGAAATCTTTATTAACTGTGCTAGAATCGGAAGTGTATTCTGATGTGGATGCTTATACAGCTAACCAACCTAGGAATACATTAATAAAATCTACATACCTAAATCTCCAAGATGATGACGGCTACACTGACTGACGAACAACTAGTATTGAGACAGCAAGTACTTGTGAAACTTCTTCATTCATTTGGTACCACTTGCACATCCAAAGCAATCTATGCTTGTGCGGATGAGTGGATAGCAAAGGGACATAAGATCACCAATGGTGTTGTTCCGTACTTTAGAGCGTACTATGAAGGACAAGAAAGCAGCAAAGTTAATTATCAAAAGGAGTAAAGAACATCCAGAATGGTATACAGAACAAGAAGTATACTATGCTAAAATGATTAAGAAAAGAATCAAAGCAAACAAACTTCGTAATGTAAAAGATGAGAGTGGAAGCGGAACTAGTTGAACCTATCTTTCCTTTGCCATTAGCATACTATAAGTATCCTGATGACAAACATAAGGAACTGTTAGACGCAACTCGACAAGCAATTAAAAAGGTGCAACCTGGCTTTGCAGAAGGTAAGGCAGGTGCGTTAACGCATTTTTATCAGCATCAAAAAGAACATTTGTTATACGATAATGAAGATGAAATCTTCCAGCACTTTCACGACTGGTTGGAGGAATGTTATGCTGACTATGTGACTAACGTACAAGGTTGGAAGATGACAGATAAAACATTCATCACCGACTGTTGGGTTAACGTTACTAAGGAGGGTGGTAATCAGGTACTACATTCACACGCTAATGCATTTGTGTCTGGTACATACTATCTGCGTATGGAAGATGGTTCTGGACAGATAATGTATATCAATCCTTGTGCAATGGCTAACAGACCTTACTTTGGATTTGATAACTGTAAAGCTACACCTTACAATGAGGCACAACACTTTGGTAACTGTCAAGAACAGTATCTTATTTTGTGGCCAAGTAATCTATCTCATATGACCACACCTACTGAGAAGAATGCCACTAGAGTTTCTATCTCTATGAACTTTATGCCACAGGAATTCCTAGCTGGTGCTTATAATTTTAAGGTGACTAAGAAGTGAGAATATCACCTAATAGAATTGACTTACGTAGTATGTTTGCTACACCTCTTGGCACATATAAAATGCCTGAGGATAAGCACGAAGAATTTAAGGTTGCTGTACGTGAATCAATAAAAAAATCTGACGTAAGAATTAATGATGCAGCACCATCTCTAAAACATTATTATCAGAAGAGTGCAGAGCATTTACTGTATGATAATGATGAACCTATCTTTAAATATTTTCATAGGTGGTTGGAAGAATGTTATTGTGATTTTGTTATAGATGTACAAGGATATAATAGTTCACAAGATGTGTTTGTTACTGACTGTTGGGTTAACGTAGCAGCAGAGGGTGGTCATCAAGTGATGCACGCTCACGCTAACTCTTTGGTATCTGGTACGTACTACGTACATATGGAAGGGCAGTGTGGTGATGTGGTGTTCTGTAACCCTTCAAATTCTGCTAACAAACCTTACCTACAACATATGATACTAAAGGACTCACCGTTTAGTGCTTCACAAGAGATAGGTAATGCAAGAGAAGGACATCTTATATTATGGCCAGGTCATTTAAACCATTACACCTTGCCAACTGGAGCAAATTCTGCTAGAGTATCAGTCTCAATGAATTTTATGCCACAGGTACTTACGTATGGTGGATACAATTATAGGTTAACTAAAGATGAGTAGAGAAAGAGTCATTGAAATGTTTCCTAAAGCATTAGGTGTTTATCGTTGGGATAATACTGATGGACATAAGCAACTTAAGGAGGCGGTGAGAGAAAAGATGAAGACCAAGGAGATCGATGGTTCTCCTGTGTCTAAAGATATATTTCACTTCTGGAATAAGAGTGGAGAGAATTTTCTAGATGAAGATGCACCTATCATCAAGGACTTTGAAAAGTTTTTGGGTGAGAGTTACCTAGATTTTATGAAGGATGTTAATAAGTGGGATGTGGTTGATGAGTATATTATTACTGACTGTTGGGTTAATGTTACACGTCAGGGAGGGTGGCAGTATAAGCACAGTCACGCTAACTGTGTTATCTCAGGCACTTACTACTTAAATTTTCCTGTTGGTGCTACTGGTATTACGTTCCACGCACAGACAAAGGAGAAGAGTGACCCGTACCTAGCATTAAATCCCAAAGACATATGTCAGTTTAACAGTGAGTCCTTGACTATGATGCCAGAGGAGGGTATACTCTTCCTATGGCCAAGTCAACTTACACACGAGTGTAAGATCCTGACCACTAACGTACGTAGGGTATCAATTTCTATGAACTTTGTACCTGCTGAGTTAGACACTGGCATTTATCGTTTACGTTTATCACGATGAAAGTATCAAGAATGATCCGAAAGGCTCTTGAAAAACCTTGGTTATATACCACTGAGGAAATGGACAAGATGAATATGTCTCTCAAAGAAATTGAAAGAGACAGAGAAATGGATGTCTGGATCCGTCGTACTAAGCAAGGATTCTATAACAAACCGAAACCAGAATGAATGTAACACTTGTTTCCGTCACTCCTGAAGCAGAGAAGACAATGGGTTACGTGGCGAGAGTCAGCAACCCTAACAACCAAGACAACCCTAAGGTCGCAGGACTTCTAGGGTATTGTATTAAGCACGGTCATTGGTCTGTATTTGAACAGGCACATATGACATTGGAGATTAACACTACACGTGGTCTTGCTGCTCAGATACTGAGGCACCGTAGCTTCACATATCAAGAGTTCTCGCAACGCTATGCTGATAGTAGTTTGTTGGGTGATACCATTCCACTTCCTGAATTGCGTAAGCAAGACTTGAAGAACCGTCAGAATTCTACTGATGATATGGATCAGAGGAAGGTGAATCATTATAATAGAAAGATGCAACAACATTTCAAAGAAGGTATGAAGTTGTATCAGAATATGTTAAAGGATGGTGTTGCTAAGGAATGTGCACGGTTTGTACTACCTTTAGCTACCCCTACCCGACTCTTTATGACAGGTAGTGTTCGGTCTTGGATACACTACATAGAATTGAGAAGTGGTCACGGTACACAGAAAGAGCATATGGATATTGCCAATGCTTGTAAGGATGTATTTCGTACACAGTTTCCTATAGTATCGGAGGCATTAGGATGGACTGGTTGAATGATATTAAAGTATGGGATGATGTTCTAGATAAAAAAGCATTATCATCTGTCTTTAGATATCTTTCACAAGGTTTCTATTCATTGCAGCGAGCTAATGATGCTGATGCTTGCGATAAAGCAAGACACTTTCTAGCACAAGATAGAAGTGAAGAAGAGATAAACAATTTTAGATCTGAATACATTCAGGATATGATGCAGCACGATCCAATGGATCCAATGCGTGCATCAGATTTATACTGGACACGTATTCATAAAGGTGATCCTAGTTGCGACAAAGAAGACGAAGACTTATGCAAGGCATTGTATGAGGCACTTACAAAGGTCTGTAAGGTGCCACCATACGAATCCTTACCAAATGTATATACAAATCTTCTACGCTCTGGAGACCGTCCTAAGGCACACGTAGACAATGTGAGTCCTAAGAATCGTACGGTAATGTTTTATCTTAATGATGAATGGAACCGTGACTGGGGTGGTGAGACTATCTTCTATGATCTTAATGATGAGATCACTAAGGCAGTCCTACCTAAACCAGGTCGAGTAGTATCATTCGATGGAAGGATACCACACTCTGCTAGACCACCTCTTACAGCAGCACACAGACCTAGATACATTACAGTAATGAAATTCTGATGCCCCTCTACGAATTTGCTAATAAAGATAATGAATCTGTTGGGGAATTGTTCTTGACGCTAGAGCAACGAGAAGATTTCCTAAGACAGAATCCTAATCTACACGTGGTACCAGGTAAGTTAAGGTATGCAGCACATAAATCTGCTGAATCTTTCCCTAGCTATCCTGATATGGATAATGAAACTAAACCAGTAGAGGAGAGAGGTCAAAACTTTGAACCACCTGTTCCTGCATCTTGGAAGGACAGTGATGAAGATACTGGTAAGACTGGGTTCAAGATCACAGACAAACGTAAGGTGCAACGAAGTCATTTTGATGAAGATATTAAAAAGTATGGTAAGATAGTTGGAACTCCTAAGATGTTAGGAGATAGTTCGACTGACTTCCACATTGATAAGGTTGACTCAGACAAACCTATCACTCCACGTGAAGAGTATGAGTACAATCAAAAGATGGAGTCCGAGGATAAACAAGGTCAATTAGATCGAAGAGCAGGGATGAAAGGTCTTACCTCTGGTGATGCTATTCATCTCTCTGACTCTCAAGAACTTATGCCTTGGGAACAAGGATTCTCTAAAGCAAACAAGAAAGTCTATGATGAAGCAGCAAACACCGATCAAAACCGTATCAAGGAGGACAAACATCGTGAACGTGTTAAACTTGGACTTGAGGATGAGGACTAAATAAATTATGCCTACTTATCCTGTAAAAAATAGTAAGACTGGAGAGGAAAAGGAACTCTCTATGTCTATGAAAGCCTACGCAGAGTGGAGAGAAGAGAACCCTGACTGGGATAAAGACTGGTCTAAGGGTTGTGCATCCGCAGGTGAAGTAGGTGATTGGCGAATGAAAACCGATGGTGGATGGAACGAAGTCTTACATAAAGTAAGTCAAGAACCTGGTGCCAACGTTAAACCATACAAATACTACTAAATGCCACGTAAAAAATCCGTATCCACTCTGTCCACTAAGCAGATGAAACGTACTAAGCCTATTAATTCAGAACTATTAAAACCAATAGAACCTCTGACTCCTGCACAAGAATCTTTGTGGGAACAGTACGCACTTGGAAAGAATCTAGTAGCTTATGGATGTGCTGGTACAGGTAAGACATTCTGCCTTTTGTATCAAGCATTGAAGGAGGTCTTGACAGAAAGCACTCCTTATGAGAAAATATACATTGTAAGGTCACTAGTTCCTACAAGGGAGATAGGGTTCTTACCTGGCACCCACGAGGACAAATCATATTTGTATCAGATTCCTTACAGGAATATGGTCAAGCATATGTTCTCAATGTATACGGACAAAGAATTTGACTCGCTTTACGATGACCTCCAAAGACAGGAGACGATTAGTTTTTGGTCTACTTCTTTTCTACGGGGTACGACTCTTGATAATGCTATTATAATCGTGGATGAATTCGAGAACTTGAATTTTCACGAGTTAGATAGTATAATGACAAGGGTTGGTGAGAACAGCAAGATTTTCTTTGCTGGTGACGCTAGCCAGTCCGACCTACTTAAGGTCACAGAACGCACTGGCATTCTAGATTTTATGCAGATCCTTAATGGTATGCCTGAATTCAGCAAGGTTGAATTCGGTCTTGAGGATATCGTGAGGTCTGGTCTGGTTAGATCGTATCTGGTCTCCAAGATCAACCAAGGTTATGATGAAAACATTTGATCATTCTGAACTAATTGAATCGGTAAACTTGAAGAGACAAATGGTGGAAGGCAAACGCCTTTACGCTGTGGAGGATGAACATTATCCTTCAGTCACTACAGTACTATCTAATCAAAAGAAAAAGAAAGCCATCATTAACAAGTGGCGTAAGAAAGTTGGTAAAGAGGAAGCAGATCGTGTCACTAAGCGATCTTGTACCAGAGGTACCAACTTTCACGCTATCTGTGAAGATTACATTATGAATAGGTTAGACCTAGAGAATCATAAAGATTCTCCTCTACCTGTACAGATGTTTCGCACTTCACAGTCTGTTATAGATAGAATAGATAGACCTAGACTAGTCGAGTCTATGTTATGGTCTCACACTTTAAAGATCGCAGGTCAGGTTGACATTATTGCTGAACTTGATGGAGTACTATCCGTCATTGATTTCAAGACATCAAAGTCACCTAAGAGACAGAACATTCTGGATGGATACTTCACTCAGATGTGTGCCTATGGCTATATGTTCTATGAAATATATGGTATCGAGGTAGAACAGTTCGCTGTTCTTGTTGCTTGTGAAGATGGTGAGTGTCAGTTAGTTAAGACTACTGACAAAAGAACTCATTATCATAATCTTAAAGCGGCCATCGAAGAATATGGAATGAATTATGCCACAGCCACCTGATGAAATTGAATCTAAATTTATGACTGCTACAAAATTTGCTGGCGAGATTGAAAAACTAGTTGCTGATAACAACGATATGAATTATATCGATGCTATCATTCACTTCTGTGAAACAAATGGTATTGAGTTAGATACTATTAATAAACTAGTTTCTAAACCACTTAAAGAGAAACTTAAGTTCGATGCACAGCGTCTGAACTTTATGAAAAGAACCTCCCGTGCTAAACTAACTTTTTGATATGAGCTTCCAAGATTCTGAATTTGTTCAACAAGAAATTAAATACATTAATGGATTGCAAGATCGTCTAGCACAAATGACGATGGCATTTCCAGAACTTGATGCTGAGGAGAAGGAAGAGTACATTGATATAGTAGAGACACTTCTAAAGAAACAGAGAGTTCTTTGGGCACGTGTAGAATTGTGTAAGAAGGATGACCCTGTTGCAAAACAGATGGCTAGTGATGTTCGTAAGGTTATGAGTGCTGTCGGTATCCCTGACAACGTGAGTGTATCTGAGGTCTTTAATAATATTGATACAATGATCGTAGCACTAAAGAAAACGGTAGCGGAGATGTGATGAGGGTTTGTACAGTATGTGGTGCAACGTGGATAGATGGACAACACTACTGGAAGACTGGTAAGGTCGGTGATCCCCACGACCTAGCAGGTTTGGTATGCAATACCCACTTCGATAAGGATTGCATCAACCCCTGTCTTGGTAGCACTTCAGGACAAACTTGGGAGATCCGAAAGCAATTACTTGACAACTTGGGAGAAGAGTATTATAATTAGTTTGTCGTTACCTGATAATTTATTTCTACGATGACAATCGCACAATCCTTAGGGATTCCCCAGTCACAGGAAGATTTCCTATGTGACTACTGGAAGACTGAGTACTGTGACCCTGACAACTGGACATATCTTGCGTCCACTTACTTCACACCTGGTGTGCATTTGGTAGGTGATCCTAAGATGAGACTGTGGGAGGAATCTCCTAACAGTTGGAAGAATCCAGGTCGTTATAAGTTCAGTGCCTCACGTGTTCTAGATCTCGTAAGAGAAATTGAAACCAAAGGAATTGATCCTAAGATCGGTTCTTTTGTATACTATGACGTTGAAACAGGTGAAACTGTCAACGGTGAACATAGACGTGGTGCTTCTGACCCTCGCTACCTAGCCATACCAGGTTGGATGATGCAAGGGGTACGATTTGACAACGAGGCAGCAAAGATTAAATTTGCTACCAAGTCTAACAATCGTGTCGAAGTATTTCACACTAATACCTCTCCCGATGACGTTGAGTCAGCAGCGAGACAAATTGTTAACCTTGAAAGGATCTATACCTTTGATGGTATTAAAGATCTTGTTTCGGAGTTAGGTGCTCATCTAACTTCTTACTATCACGACAAGATCGCTAGTAAAATATATGCTGAGTACACCTATAAGAATGGTGTTACTGATGGTGTAAGATACAGAACTTACAATCAGCATACGGTTAACATCTACGTGGACTCTCGTCCTGATTTAGAATGGTTTGATTCATTCTATAACAATGATGATGAGTTATGTCTCTACGTTCAAGTGCAGCACTTTGAACCACGGATAGCATCTATTCTATCCTTGGCAGAGCGTGCACAAGAAGAGGACAAGCCAGTACACTTCCTCATTAGTTTGCCTATACCTCAGGGTAAAGCATCACTAGAGAGTAAGAGACTTTCTTTCTTCTCTACGCACTTGCAGAGTCTTGAGACTAGACTGATAAACATATCAAGTCTAGGAAGTAAGCATCGTGCTTTCTTCCCTTGGAATCACCCTGATTCAAAGCACAGGTTCCTTCCACAGGACACCGAAAATGAGGATATAAATTCATTAATTTATGTCCCAAACAGGCAGTTCAACTAGCCTAAATACTAGGGAGGACTTGTCCTCCCTTTTAAATCTAATCCAATTAATCTAACTAAATCTAATGTCATTTTCGACACTTAAGAAGCGTTCTGGTTCATCACTAGAGAGTCTAGTAAAAGAAGCAGAGAAGTTAAACAAGCAAGGTCCAGGTGCAGACGAGAGATTCTGGAAACCAGAACTCGATAAGTCTGGTAACGGTTACGCAGTAATTCGTTTCCTACCAGCACCAGATGGTGAAGACCTACCGTGGGCAAAGGTATACTCCCACGCATTTCAAGGTCCAGGAGGATGGTACATCGAAAACTCCTTGACCACAGTGAACAAGAAAGATCCAGTAGGTGAAGTCAATCGCAAGTTGTGGAACTCTGGTATCGATTCCGACAAGGACATAGCACGTAAGCAGAAGCGTAAGCTATCTTACTACACTAACATCCAAGTCGTTCGTGATCCTGCACACCCTGAGAATGAGGGTAAGGTATTCTTATACAAATTCGGTAAGAAGATCTATGATAAGATCACTGCTGCAATGCAGCCTGAGTTTGAGGATGAGACACCAATCAATCCTTTTGATCTATGGGAAGGTGCTAACTTCAAGTTAAAAATTTGTAAGGTAGCAGGTTTCTGGAACTATGACAAGTCTGAGTTTGATAGTGTTAGTGCTCTTGATACAGATGATGCTAAACTTGAAGCCATCTGGAAAGAAGAGCATTCGTTAACTGCCTTTACTAATGAAGACCAGTTTAAAACTTATGAAGAGTTGCAGACTAGGTTGAATGAAGTACTTGGTACTAACAAACGTGCTGCTGTACCAACAGTAGATGATGAAGAGTACGAACCTGTTGCAGCAGTTGCAGCATCGACTCCTACTCCAGCAACTAGATCAGAAAGTAGTGACGATCAACTGTCATACTTTGCTAGACTGGCAGAGGAAGAGTAATTTAGTTTGTATATTACACGATACCCCGAAAAAAATTCGGGGTATTTTTTTGTCTATAAGGTTTTTTATATTGCTGATCTCTTGAGTGTCCTACTAATAGTATCAGTAGCCTTTTTATATGGAAGTTGTTCTTTCATCTCTTCTATAAACTGACGCAGATATCTCGTACGTAAGATGTATATACTTCTCTTCTTATCATTTGCTCTTGTCTCGAACTCGTGGTGAGTAATAGGATCTACTATTGATGCACCTTGAAGTGTGACTAGTGATCCAGTTGGATCTCTGTATCTAAAACTATCTCTAATTAATTTCTCCCAACCTGATGTATTAGTCATTAGTCTGTTCAGTTTATATCTAAACTTGTTGCCATCTTTATCCATCCACGTTGGTTCTGTAAATGTAGAAGCATTGAAGTTAGTAACTGTAGCTTGAGCACTAGTATCAAACCCAGACAATAACATATCATTTGTCACTGGATTGTTGCTATCCCAAGAAGTTAATTTGATACCCATAGTGGTACCATTGTAGCTAGTTACTTCTCCTGCTGCTCCATTGGTAAACGTTACTGCTTCCCCTACTGCAAAAGTGGTACTACTTTCGACTACTGGTATGCTAAAAGTTGCGTGTGTATCTGGCGTATCTGTAGTACCACTTTGACCTGCCATATAAAGATACCTAATAGACCCATACGATCCTTGATTATTAACAGTAACAGAGTCGATACTAAGACCACGTACTACAGTAGCTACTGCACCACCACCAGTACTATCATTTACATTATTAGTAAAGGTAATACCACTAGCACCATATACTTTTGAGGTATCAATGAAGTTAATACTTGTGAAACCAAAGTGATCGTAAGGAGGACCACTATTTCCTGGTTGATACAACTGGAAGAATACATTAGGAACCTTAAGGTTCTCAGGTATCTCGAAGTCGTATGGTTCTAGGTTACCTGAACCTGTACCGTTAGGAACAGCTTCAATAACAACACCCAATGTAATCCAAGCACTGTGATCTGGATCTGTATCAGTTGTGATCTGATATCTTAAACGAAGTTCTTCTACACCTGGAATGTCTGGTGTTTCACCACCATTACTACCATTACCACGGATAGCATACACCCGAACAGTATTGTAGTTAGTCATATCAACTTTGTTGATGACCACACTTCTTTCACCCCAACTATCACCTAATCTTAGGTGAGTGCTGCCCACATCAAAACCACCCCACGAACCAACACCAGAACCATTCGGTGCAATAGTTGCACCATCACCGAACTCGTGGATGTTAGATGCGTCCGTTGTGTCGTAAGATGTACCATCAAGACGTATGTCTATGACCTGACCATATGTCATTGAGTTTACATCTTTATCAATGATAGCTGTAGCAGTTTCACCTACCATACCACCAGTTAGTGTAACGTCAGGTGGATATGTGTATGCTTCACCACCACTTTGAATATCAAATCTCTTAAGGTATCCTGTTGCACTCATCACTGGTGTAACAGTTGCACTTACTGTTGGGAAGTCACCGTTACTTGTTTGTGGACCTTCTACTAATAGGTTGGGAGGGAATTCATATCCTCTACCACCATTTAATACAGTAACTTCTTCTACTACTAACTTCCTTTGTATCTCTACTTCAATAGCACTCTCAGGTTTTGGTGCGTCACCATCCATAGGATCATTATACTCTGTCCAGTATGGTGCTTTGTAAAAATCCTCACCAACTAACTGACCCGCAGGTAATACTACATCACCAGCAGTGTTCTTTACTTCATTAGTTTCGTAGTGCTTGACATCAAATGGTCTTTCATATTTTTTATTAATATAGTCCTGTAACACAGGAGTAGGCATTGGCCAGTCAAAGTATGGATTGATTATATTATTTGATAGTAAGATAACCCAGTCGTAAGCAGAACTCCCGTAAATTTTTTGAGAGATTAGATCTGGACGGTCAGCATCTGTTATAGTATATTGTTTGTAGTATACTAGACTATCTAATGCTGCATCAGATATTTTAAATCTTCTGAATATATTCTTTGCCGTAACGTACTGTTGCTCAGACCACGGGAACTTGATGGGTCTAATAGCTAGAGATATGTTAGGTAGGGTCTCGAAATATGCCATTAGTAATACTGTTCGGTGTAGCTGAATGAATCACCATAGTCTTCACTGATGATTGCTTTTAGTTCTTGGAAGTTCATTTGTAAACCCACAGCAGTAGGTGCTCCGTCCTCTAGTGTTGAATAAGAACCAGCAGCAGTGTAGTTAACATTTATATTTGTGAGAGCACACGCTTTCATCTTATTTAACCAGTGGTTGTCTTGACTACCAGTTTTGTATTGTATCTTAAAGACGTGTGGTACTGTTGTGAACCATCCACCTTGAGATAACTCTGGTGCGGATGCTTTCTTGAACTGCCAGATCATTTCTTTAATGATCCTTGATTCTCTTTCGTTCCTAGGTACTAGAGTCCATCTGAACTGGAAGGATCTTAGTCCTACTTTACTAAAGAATACTTCTAAGTTAGGGTTAACTACCTGACCTATCAAACCACCACTGATTTGATTAGCATCCAAACCACCTGCTATCTTGGTTGCTGCATTTGCAGCAACACCTCTTACTAATGCTGGAAGTATAGATGAGTCACTCGTTATTTCATTTGATGCTTCCTGTGCACCAGTCCAGAACTGACCTGAACCTGCACCTCCTATCATTGAACCTGCTGCTCTCATTGCAGCTAGTCCAAGTGGTCCTACACTTGCTTCCGTCCAAGTTCTACTAGCACTTTGTCCTATATCCTCTGGCATATAGAGGACTATCTTTTTGTAGGTAGAAGAATCAAATTCACCACCACCTAGTCCAGTTATGTCATACTCAGAATAATTACCACCATAATTGTTACCACTATTATCTCCCAAACACTTTGCCTTTCTAAATGGAGGACTGTATTTGTAGACAGTGAACATCATATAATCATCAGCAGTTTCTACTTTGTCGAGTGGAAACCTTAACGATGCGTTACTGGATGATAGTATCTCTGATAAATTCATTGAATCTTACGTTTGGCACGGAACCTAAATTTTGTCGCAGGATCATTCTTAAACCATACCGATTTGGAACTGATAGGTAGCTCTATATTCCCTTGAAACTTTACAAATCTTTCGAGAGGCATATAGATTGCAGAATCCCAGTCAGTCTCAGCAATTTCTATGTAGAGACCATTTTCTACATCTTCACGTTTGTATTTATGGATAACTTTTCTAGGTACATCTATCTTACCCTTCAATAGAGCAGCAAGTGTCTTCAATCTCTTCTTGGGACTGACATAATGTAGGTTAGCCATATAAAAATGATCTCTCTTTCTACTTAATATTATACCTACTGGTAACTGGTCGTAGAAGGGTAGGTATTTTTTAGTTGCCTTGGCATCGTACTCAAACAGTACCATAGTACCTACTCGTGGTGTAAACCTGACACCATTACCATCGTCAGTATTTGATTGCTCTCTCACTATGATCTGTTCTTTAGTTGTCTCGCTGAAACTAGAACGCAATGCTATAGAAGCTGCCTTCTTCCACCAAGTCTCTGGTCTATCTTGACCATCCTGTGCTGCTTCTAGTTTTTCAAAAACGGAGTCCAAGTTCTTTCTCTGTGAAGACTAAAAATTCTGCTTGTCTTTTTCTACAATACTTCTTAGCTGCGTCCCACTTCGCTTGGTTCTTAGCATAAGTGTGTGCTTCAAAGAGGTATCGTTTCTTAGACTTAGATTTGTCTGGAGGTTTGGTTTGTTTGATCGGTTTGATCTCAATAATATATTTCTTTAACCTACCTTCTTTATCCTTCACTTTTATATAGAAGTCAGGGTAGTACCGACTAACTCTATTGGTTAAAGGATTCTTGTATGGTATCCATATCTCCTCACTTCCCCACTCCAGAATGTAGGGGTGTGTATCACAGTACTTCATAAATTTCTGCTCCCAAGAGGAGCGAAAGAATATATTTCTGTGATCTCCACGGTACTTGTGGACGTTCTTCGGAATATATACGCCTTGCTTGTACATAAATAAGATGTATTCCTTTAGCCTATTTAGATGGCAAATCTTTATTCAAAGGTACAGGAGAAACTAGTACGGGGTGGTGGGATTGCAAAGTCCAACCAGTTTCGTGTTGTTTTCCCTGATCTAACAGGAGGAATCTTTAGCAGTGACTTCCCAGTTAATTTCGATCGAAGTACACTGGAGGTTCTTTGTAACAACGCATCATTACCTAGTGTTACTGCTGCTACGTCTCAAGTAAATGGTTACTACACAGGATCATCGTATAAATTTCCTACGATGAAAATGTATGGTGATCTAGGTCTCAGTTTTATTTGCGATGCAAATATGACTGCGTTCAAAGTAATGAACTCTTGGTTTGATAGAATATTTCAAGAGAAGAGTATGTTTGATCAGAAGGAAAGGATTCCGAATGAGATGACTCATTACCCTCAGCGTAATAGAAATCGTTTCACTCGTATGTCATATCCTGACGATTATATGAGGACAATCATAGTAGATAAGTTTGAACCTGGTCCAAGATATAATGAGCAAGGTAGAAGTATGAGGTACTTCTTTACCCACGCTTATCCATACTCTATTGATGCAGTACCATTGGATGCTGGAACAGGAACCTTGATGACTGCTACTGTTAACTTCCACTACGAAAGGTTTGAGGTGCAGTATGAAGATGCTAGAAAGAATCTCCTGAGTACCACCAATAACATTAAGAGTTCAAACAAAGCACCTACTTCCTTTGAAGGTGCGATAGATAATGTTAAGGATGCATTCTCAGAATTTACTGACACATTCAATAGCATATTCTAAAAAAACTGGAAAAAAAACTCGGCAAATTTTTTGACCCTTTAGATTTTTTATGTTTAATCTTGACTACTGTTTGGATCTAGCTAGCGTTAAGAAGGAATCTCTTACGTCTGGTCTAGATCTTTTTGTTGTTCAATATGAACCTGATACTTACAAGTGTAAATTATATTTCATAAACAGAGAGAGGAACTGCCTTCACAAATACACTGGTGATAAGGTAACTCATCAGTATTTCGGTGACCGTACATCTAACTGGAGAAATGATGAACCAGATTACGGTAGCAACTTAAAGAAAGTAGCAGATCATCTCAACATTCCTATAAAACCTAGCTCTAAGGTCTTTATAGATGTCATAGAAGATGATGATTATTATATCAACATTCAAGCAGCAGATAGATTTACTGCTGGTATGGTGACTCGTGCTCTAATGGTAACGTATTTCATTGGAACTACTGAGGTACTAGAGACTCTTAATGATATTAATGGTACTAACTGGAAGACAATAGAAGAAGCACTAGCTGTGGATGGTATGTTGGGGTTCAAGTTACCCTTCTATCCATCTAAGAATGCTGTTAAATTATATTCCAAACCATTTCGTAAGAAGATAGGTGGCAACTTAGAGTTCGATGATGAGACACAAAAAGTATTGAATGGGATATATAATGGGAACTTTGATGCTAATCGTGATCATATAAATGCTGGTCTGGTCTTAGGTAAGGAACCTAGGAGTGGTAGGACTGTGATTTACTGTGCTAAGAATGCTTCCCGACATCCCGTCTAAATAAAGATACTGAACTGAACATACTATGCCTTTACCAAAAATTGAGGTGCCGATTTATACCACTGAACTTCCTTCTACTGGTCAGACAATTAAGTTCCGTCCCTTCTTAGTTAAAGAAGAGAAGGTACTGTTGATGGCTATGGAGTCAGAGGATGAGAAACAGATTACTGATGCTGTATGTACTCTTCTTACTAATTGTATTCAGAGTAGATTAAAAGTCAGAAATATACCTATGTTTGATTTGGAATTTTTATTCCTACAAATCCGTGGTAAATCTGTTAGTGAGCAACTAGATCTTAAGATTACTTGTACTGATGACAATGAAACAGTAGTTGATGTATCCATTGACTTAGATGACGTGAAGGTTGTTAAACCTGAAGGCATCAGTGATATGGTAAAGATTACTGACACTATCACTGTCAAGATGAAGTATCCTCAACTAGATACCTTTGTCAAGAATAACTTTTCAACAAATCCCAAACCTGAAGAGGCATTTGAGGTGATCGCACAGTGTATCGATCAGATTATTGAAGGTGAAACAGTACACGAGGCTTCTGACGCAACTAAGAAAGAACTTAGTGGGTTCCTAGATAGTTTAACATCTAAACAATTTGAAAACCTACAGAAATTCTTTGCCAATATGCCTAAGTTATCTCACACTCTTACTGTGAAGAACCCTAACACTGGCGTTGATAACGAGTACACTATTGAGGGACTAGCCGCTTTTTTCGGCTCGTGATGTCGTATAACAGTCTTGAAAACTATTTCAGGACTAACTTCTCTCTTATGCAACATCATAAGTATTCTCTAACAGAACTAGAGAATCTACTTCCTTGGGAGCGAGAGATATATGTGACATTATTATTACAACATCTTGAAGAGGAAAAATTAAGACAGCAGAACCAATCTAATGGCTGACATAACTAAAACTTTTGGTGGATCTGGAGACTCCAGTCGTATCAAAGCCGCAATCTTTGGTGGCAGTGGCGACGGGACGATAGCTGCTGCTCAATTGAAACAGCATATGATCACTAACAGTTTGCTTAGTGATTTGGTTAGGACTCAACGGGAACAATTAAAACTTGATTCTTCACGTCTTATATTAGAGAAGAAGATGATAAGCCTGCGTAAGATGCAGGACCAAGAGAATAAGATTGAAGAGCAAGGAGGATTTAATTTAGGTCAGAGACGTGGTGGTAGTGCTGGTGGTAGTGGTAGGTTTAATTTACCAGCAGTTAACCTAAGAAACTTAGGACTGTTAGGTTTATTGTTTGGTCCTGAGATACTTAGGAGACTCTCTAATCAGGTACTAAGTTCAAGACCTAATTTTAGTGAGCTTGATACTCGTCAGGGGGTGATGGGTTTCAACCAGATGTGGAAGCAAGACTGGAATAAGACTAATGTATGGAGACAAGGACAGTGGGGTAGAAAGGGCTTTGATGCAACTAGATCTAGAGGTGGTCAGTTAATTAGAAACTTTGGTGATGATGTAGTAAATGCTGGACAACGTTTAGGTACACCATTTATTGGTCCTAAATTACCATTTGGATTCAGAGCTCAAGCAGGTTTAACTAACGCAAAGAATTTTATCAGTACGGGAGCAACTAATACTAGTAATTTTTGGGGTGGATTAACAGGTCAATTATCACCAGCACAACTAACTAACAAGTCATTACTTGAGGGTACTTCTGGACTGCCTAGGATGGGTAAGTTCAACCTAGCAGAACAGTTACGACTAGCTAGTAACCCTGCTCAACGGTCGGGTCAGAATATAAGAGCAACAATTCAAGGAGTTCCAGAACTATTAAAGGGATTACCTGGTAAGGCTTCTACTGCCATCCAAGGTATACTCAAGTCGATGAACAATTTGCTCAAGTCGATCAAGAGTATCAATCTTAATACTATTACACAGTTTTTTACTAAGGGTCTAACTTCTTTTGGAAATTTCTTGAAAGGAATTGGTCCTGCCTTGAAGAGCTTCTCTGCTAAGGGTCTAACAGGACTAGGTAATATGATTAAGGGTATACCAGGTGCTCTTAGTGGTGTTACTACTGGTGGTGGTAATCTATTGACAAAAGCTGGTGGTATGGTAAAGAATGCTAGAGCTGGACTGGGTAGGGTACCTATACTAGGATCACTTCTTAGTGCTGGCTTTGGTGCAATGGAAGCGAATGATGAAGAGATCGCTCGCTTGATGGAAGAAAATAATATGTCTAAGGAACAAGTTGTAGAAGGTTTAAGATCTGGTACTCTTCAAAAGGATAAGAACAAGATCATTAGTAGGTCTGCTGGTGCTGGTATAGGTGCTGGTGCTGGTACTGTACTTGGTTTCGCCGTTGCTGGTCCTATTGGTGCTGCACTTGGTGCTTGGTTAGGTGAGAACCTAGGTAAGTTCTTAGGTGAGGGTATTGGTTCTGTCTTTAAAGGATTTGATTGGGGTGAGACCTTCAGACCTGTGATGAATACTTGGAATGAAATGACTGAGGGTATAGGTAATGCATTGAATGGTATGGCTGAGTCCTTTGGTGTTGGAGGAGAAGGTGGTAAAGGTGGATTCATTACAGCACTAATTAATATTGGTAGAATTATTGGTATCATTGCTAAGATATTGATTAAAGCTTTGGTACCAGTACTACAGATGGTATTCAAGACTATTCAATGGGTAGTACAGATTATAGGTAAAGTAGTTGAGGCTATAGTAACTGTAGTGAAAGGTATGATGAGTCTGGTAGGTAAGATAATAGATTGGGTACCTGATTGGGTACCTGGAGCCAAGCAGATGAAGGCGATGAAGAATAATCTGGGTGAGATGGCGAGTGGTGATGTTATAGGTAACATTAGTAATTTCGTTGACAATACTAACACTGCTTTCCCAACAGAAGAAGGTAGGAATGACCGCAAGGATGAAGCAACTGGTGAAGGTGGTGGTGCTTATGGTATGGGTGGTGGATATGGTGGTGATGGTACCATTAGTGCATCCCAAATTTCACCTGTACTTACGTCTGGGTTTAGGACAGAACACAGACCTAATCATAACGGTATAGACATAGGATTCAAGGGTGACATAGGTGGACAACCTATGTACCTACCTGATAAGGCTAAGATTACTAGTAATGGTTTTGATTCAGGGTATGGTAACTACGTTACCTTTACTACTCAGGATGATAACCTTACTCATTTGTATGGTCATATGCAGACCAAATCTCCACTGGGAGTCGGTAAGATGTTCCCTGCTGGAGAATTTGTAGGTAACCTAGGTAATACAGGTACTTCTAGTGCACCACATTTACATTGGGAGGTTGGTAGTGTTGAGGCACACGTAGGACGTGGTGGTACAAGTCTTAAAGACCCAAGAGACTTTGGGTATGGATTGAATGATCCATTTGTTAAGGCTGCTAGTAACATTACTACCAGTACTAGTACCTCTGGTGACAATCTTACAAATGTATCTGGCACCACTACTACTAACAATGGTCAACAGATCACCGCAGGTACGGACTCAACTGAGTTGCTAGCCAACCAATTATCTAATGGATCAGGAACTGGTACAGGTACTGTTACAAATGGTGGTACTACTGATACTACAGGTAATGGTGGTAACACTGACGTTCCTGTTGCACGTGGATTTGTACTTGATACTGCTTCCCCCGTGACTGACGGTGGATTGGTCTTCACACACGCATAAGTATGGCTGATACAGAGAACAAAGGTGCTGTTGATTGGCAGCTCAATAAGGCTACACTAACACATAAAAAGAATAAGACCTATGAGATTACTGCTGGTCTTATAAACTTTAGTTACTATGAGAGTTTAGAGAATCTCAATCCTACAGCAACCATTGTGTTTAGTGATAACAAGACTGAAATGAACTGTAAGGATGGAGATAAGATTGAAATTAATTTAATGACTACAGCACACACTGATGATGATGAGTGGGTGCACGTATTTGATGTTGAACAGGTTGAGACTAAGACTGTTGATGGTGCTAAGGTATACTCATTACATTTGATAACACCTCATTCTATTAGACCTAGTACATATAATTATCAGAAGGCTCTTCAGGGTACTGCCAAGCAAATATTAACTAAAGTTTTTGATGATGCGAAGGGTAAAACCGAGGCACTTCCTATAGTAAGTGATGGTAACGAACCATTTAATAACTTCAAGTTTATGAAAGGGAGGAAATCAGTAACTGATATTGTTCATAATATATGTACTGGATCTATACCTGCGTCTGGTAAGACTGCTAACACTGCTGGATATTTTTTATGGGGTACTAAGAAAGGTATCATAGGTAATAAAGATACTTATAATTTACATTTCAAATCTATCGATAGTCTCCTCTCTGTTGGAGGAGATCACGGTGGTACTGATGCAGAGTATGAGTATTATGAAAGTAATAATGCATCAACAGTAGATATTCCAGCACAATTAATCATTAGTAACTTTGAGGTTAGTAAGAGAGGTAATTGTAAGAAGATGTGTGATGATGGAGTCTTTAAAGCTAAAGTTATTCTTTATAATCTAGATAGTAAGAAGTATTCTAAGAGATCTTGGGATCTTAGAGACTATTGGGATGGTTGGGGTCATATTGCAAGGACTCCTGGTACTGATCCTTGGGAATCATCTGAGATAGTTGAAGAATTTATGGATAGTGAGACTCCAGCTAAGACATTTATGCTTGAGATATCACACGAAAAGTTCCACGACGATGAAGATCCAGCAAAGCCAGGTCAGATAGGAGCAGGTGAAACTGATGATGGTGAGAAAACTCAGTCTGCTACCTTCCAAGATTGGGATGAAGAAACAATCGTGCAATATCACGCTAGGTATGCTACAATGTTAATGTCTACGAGTAATATGACGATACCTGGCAACCAGTACTTACACGCAGGTGATAAAGTTAAAATCTATCTTCGTGACTCACGACCTGATGCTAAGACAGATGTCGATAGCTATGATAAGGAACTGAGTGGACATTACCTCATCTATAAGATGAGGCAGTACTATTCTATGGTACCAAAAAAGGAATGTTATTCCGCATTAACCCTCGTTAGAGATACACTAAACAAAAACTGCTAATGGACACATCTTTTTTAGATAACTATCCTCCTGAGTTAACTCAAGGTGCTTATAAGATCCTTGATAAGATCAAGACAGAAGAGGATGTAGATATGAGAGTCAAGTTGTATGGACAACTTGCTATGGTGCTTGAAAGACTCAAGCAAGAGTTAGATTCGTATGATTCTACTGACAAGAGTGGACAAACTGACGTAGAAGTCACTACAATAGGAACTAAATAAGTTTAACGGACGGTAAACTCTATGAACACTATAGAAGAACACATCCAAAAGGATAAGGAGATCCTCGATGATCCCCAAACAAGTCCTGCTGCACGTAGGCACATTAAAGAAGAGTTGCACGAACTAGAAGTGTACGAAGAGCATCACCACGATGAGATAGTAGCAGGTGATCATCACGATCCCAATGCCATCGAACTATTCTGTGAGATGCATCCAGATGAACCAGAGTGTCTAATATATGACGATTAAAACCACTGCTAAAGAATCTTTCGATCTCTATGAAGGCATAGTCGAAGACACCGATGACCCGAAGAAATCTCAACGGGTCAAGGTGCGTGTCGTTGGTGTGCACGAGTACGAAGGTGAAGGAGAGAATAGAGTAGGTGTACCACCCACAGAAGACCTACCTTGGTTTGCTGTGATGATGCCTATCACCCATTCGGGTGGGGTTTTTACACAAGCTTCCTCTCATAACCTTAAGAAAGGCCATAGAGTAATCGTTAAGTTTATTGGCGGTGATACTACTAAAGGTTTAGTTGTTGGTGTTGGACAGACAGGTGTTGCTTGCAGTACTGAGGAGAAACCTGACTCTACAGGGTCTGAAGTTAAACCCTTAGAAGGTACAGTTGTTACGAATGAAGAAGAAGGAAACATTCCTGACCCTGCAAACCACGTACCATCACTAACTGATTGTGTCGATGGAGGTACTCTACCTCTTGGTCGATTAGGCACAGAACAATCCTCTGATAGTGGTAACGGTTTAAGGGAGGAGGCATCAGTTGCTAACCCTCAAGGTACGTTTACAGTTACACGTGCTTCAGTTGATTGCCCAGAGAATCCATCTTCAGCAGTAGAGAATGTATTGGCAGAGTTCTTTGCTACACTACAACATACTAACGGTAACATAGGATCATATTATGTTAGTAAGTTTAGTCGCAGAGTATTTGACCTTCAGTCTGTTGCTCAAGGATATATTACTAGAGTAAAGAAGATCATTGCTGCTGCACTGACTCGTATTGCTGGTGAGATGATGGCAATGCTACGTAAGGCAGTGAAAGCACTGATGAAAGCGATCCTTGCTCCTTTACCTGGCATACTGACACCTGTTACTGAGTGGTTCAATCAAATGCTAGAACGCATTGGTTGTTCTATTATGGATATCAGTGGAAGGATGGAGAAGTTCGCAGAGAATATCTTGATGGGATATGTTGGTAACATAGTCAACTGGTCTATGTGTCAAGTCAAGAGGTTCACTGATTCTATCTTTGGTAACATCCTTAATGAGATAACAGGGATGATCAATAGTTTATTCGGTGGCATAGGTAAAGTACTTGGAGCTATTGGTGGTGCTTTAGATGTGATCGGTGGTGGACTAGCAGGTATTATGAAGATGCTAGGCATCTCTTGTAGTGGTAAGAAGAAGTGTGCTAACCCTAAGAAAAAGGATTCAAAGAGAGGTAGTTACGAAGGATTAAAGGGTGGGTTCAATACTCTTGATGAATTACTAGCAGATTTAGAAGAAGGTAATCATCTCCCGATTGATTCTTATTGTGGTGATGCTACCACAGATCCAGAACCCAAGACTGAGGTTGGTATCTGGGGTCCAACAGTGCCCGATAGTGGTAGTGCTGGAGGTGATGGAGGGGATGTTGTTGATGGAGATATTAATGGTATAGATTACGAAGACATTGCTAAAGCAATATGTAATGCAAGAACATTTAAAGTATTAGATATCCCTGAGACTGAAGCGGTACACGAAGGAGATCCTGCGTACGTTAAGGTCGTTAGAGGAGGTGATACATCAACTACTAGTTCCTTTACCTATAGGACACAGGATGGAACTGCTAAGGCTACTGAAACTTATTGTCCTACCAACGGTTACATAGGATTTGGTATTGGAGAGACAGAAAAGATAATTGAAGTTAAGACTTTAAACAATGGAGTACGTGATGGATCTAAGTACTTCTTTATGAAGATACAACACGATGGTTGTGGTAAAGTACTCAAAGATGTAGCACGTATATGGATCAAGGATCCTCTCGCTATTAAAGATATCCCAACACTAACTGTACCTGACGTTGGTTTGGTATCATCTGCACCTAATATATCAACAACTAATCCTGTATACTATTTGACTAGTGATAAAGAGGTAGTGTATGAAGGATCAGAAGTTACCTTCACACTAGAGACAGAGAATGTTTCTAATGGTGATGTAATTAACTATACTATTGGAAGAGAATCAACTGGTATTACATATGGAGATATAGAATATGTGATAGAGGATGGTGTAAAGAGTTGGGTTACAGGTGAGACAGATCTACAACGTAGCTTTACTATTAATGATAAGAAAGCACAGGTTACTATCAAGTTACTTGATGATGGTATCGTAGAGGATACTAATCAAGTAGCAGAACAATTATATATTGAGTTGAATAATCTTAGCACGACTAAGGGTGTTGCAGTACTAGATGCAATACAACAGGTTGCTGATCCCTCTGGTAGAAGTGTTACGATCACACCAGACAGAGCATCCGTACGAGAGGGTGGTTCTATTAAGTATCAGATTACGACTACTAACTTTGATCAAGGAGAACTACTAGCATATACTATCTTTGGTACTAATATAACTGCGAGTGATATTAAACAACCTCTTAATGGTAACTTATACATTGAAAATAATCAAGCAGAGATTGTTATCGATGTGTTAGAAGATAATACAGTAGAGGATCAAGAGAATTTGATCTTCTCTATCGATGAGTATGGTGCACAGGCTACTGTTATCATTTCATTGGATCAAGAGACACCAGCAGAAGGTGAAACAGATATTCCTACTGTTGATGATGACCCAGAGTTTGACTTCCCAATCATAAATCCTGATACTGGTGGTATCATAGACATTGAAGTTAAGAGATCTGGACGTAGATATATTGCTAAACCATTCATTACATTGGAGAGTAACGTAGGTTATGGTGCTTACGTTGAACCTATTCTTAACAGTCAGGGTTATCTGTCACGAGTAAGAGTTCTCAATGGTGGGTTTGGATATACTGGACAGACTAGACCATCCAACACTGTCTGTCAGTTAGTTAATATATTCCTCACTAATGTTGGTGGATTCTATACTGCACCACCTAGAGTACTAGTTGATGGTGTATCTGGCATTGCACGTGCTACAATAAGTGCACAAGGATGGGTCACTGGTGTTGAATTGATCCGTAAGGATATGCAGTATCCTTATGTACCTAAGGTAGAAATCTTTGGTAGCAATGGATTCGGTGCAAGGGCAATCGCTGATCTACAGTGTGTTCCTGCTGAGGAGTCTAATCTTATTCTTCAGGGACTTGCTGCTGACCCTGCTAATTATGTTGACTGTCCCTAATGGCATATCAAGAAATTACTGACACCCAGACTCAAATATCTGGTAGTGGTCATATTAAACAAGAATGTGATCACGTTGATGACGCATATATGATCATCAAGCACAAGGAAGGACATCATATCTTCCTAGATGCTGATGGATCTGTTCAAATATGTGCAGTAAAGGTACCTGCTGACAATAAAAATGCAGGTAAATTGAAGGTTAGTGTCTGGGGTGATGCTATGGTTAAGATTCGTCAAGACGCTGATATAGAAGTCATTGGTGAAGCATCCGTAAAGGTTGATGGAGATATAAATGCACACACTCAGGGAGATTTTAAGATTGGTGCAGCAGGTAATGTAAAGATTGTAGCTGATAAGAACATAGAGTTACAAGCTGGACAAGCAATAGGTCTAGGTGCTAAGGCAAAATTAGCTATAGACACTCCTAGGATAGAAGAGAACACAGATATGAAGAAGAGTACTGTTAGTGGTCCTGTTGTTGATGAGATCAATGGTGAAAGAACACTAGCTATGACAGATCCTAGAGGTACCTTCCACATTAAGAGTAAAGGTCATTTGGTAACTAATGTTCTTGGTGACTCTTATGAGTTGATTACAGGTAAAAAGAATCTTAAAGTAATGGGTAATATATCTGCACCACCACTACCTGTTATGGCTGGTCAGAAAGCAGCATATGCAAGTATGATAGGTGTTGCAGGTGGTACAGGTAGAGATGAAAAGATTATGATAGGTAATGATGTCACTACTGTTACGGTAGGTAACAAAGTGACTAACGTAGCAGCAGGTAACCTTGTCAATACAGCAGGTGCTGGTACAATTACAATGGCAGCAGGAGTTAATGCTACTATAACAGCGTCCTCTAACGTAACTATTGCAGGAGCTACAGTTTTCTTGAATTAAGTTGACAACTATGCTATACTGTGAACACGTATGGGAAGGTCAGAGATGACTGAGGACTATCTGAACAAAGTTGTTGTAGATGTTGAATCACGTTGCGTCAGGATTTATTCTGATGAAGGTGAGAGCAATACAATTGACTGTTCCGATGACTATGAAGCCTTTCTTCGAGTCGTAGAACTATGTCGCAACGAAGCGTCAGAGGAGACTGTCTACGCTCCACTCTCAGATAGCTAATCTGAGGGAAATTCGGGTTTCGATTCCCTGAAACTCGACAAAAAAACTCAGGCGGTTTTTACCCCCTTTAGTTTTTTTATGTTATACTATATACATCACCAGATTTCGTCGTTATGGCTCAACAGACCAATAAACCAGACCAATACGGTTTATTTTCATTATTCCCGATGTTCGTCTATCGTGGAAAACTTCAAACACACGCAAAGTGGAAAGATTTAGTCGAACCGATACTTACTAGGAGATATAAGGAACAGAATTCAAATAGTAATACACGGGATACTGGTGGTACAGCATCTTGGAATTGTGATTGCTATACAACATTTTTTGATGAAAGTATGGTAGATCATAGTAAGGATCCTGAGATTCCTTACGGTGATTTGCTTCAAGACTGTTCACAGAACATTCAAGAAGCTATCAAAATGGCAGAGTTTTATCCTCACGCATTTCTGGTCGCACAACAGTGGTTTAACGTATATGGTCCTGGACAAAATCAGGAACCCCATAATCACGTTCCTTCACATTTGTCTGGTGTCTATTATATGAAGTATGACAATGACCTTCATAATTCGACCACATATATGAATCCTAATAAGATGTTTTTCGAGGCACCTCGTTATAACAAGCATTATTACGATCCTGAGTTATGTGGCTATGGATGCTATAAAGAGGAAATGACTCTACAAGTCGAGGAAGGAGATATTGTCATTTTCCCTTCTCAGTTGGAACATATGGTTCAAAGGCAACCTGGTATTGTCAAGAATCCTAATGGTGAATTGTATATGTCATTCTCCTTTAATGTTGAATTGGTTACAGAAACTGAAGCACAGCAACGTCTAGGTGGTAACCCTAAGATGGAACAACAACCAGGTGATTATCCTACGACATCCATTCCTACAGAAGGAGGTCCGCCAGCTCCAGAAGGCAACCAATCAGGTGAATGGTCATCTGACTGGTTCTAATTTCAACACACAGGGGGAGACAAAAATCCCCCTTGTTTGATAATATAATAAGTATAACTAATCTTATTACCTACAATGAACGGCAGATTAGACAAAGTTGCAATGACCTCCAAACTTATGCAACTTAAAAGGGAGCTACACTACAAATGTGAAATTGGAGAAAAAGGAGAGTGGGAATGTAGAGGTGCAAATGAGTACCTAAACAGAACTCTCGATATATTGGATGAGTACCATCAATGACACCAAACATACACGACATACCTGGAATAGGTGCCTTCTACACTAAATCAGAAGTAGATGACCTGATCAAGGCTGCTGTGGATGAAGCAAGGGCAATTGATGAAGAGTCGATGCGTAAACACAACCGAGACGCTACAATTATCTCTATGATACTCGGTTTTACCTGTTTAGCACTATTTGTAGACGGATTACTAAGAATTTTAGGTATTATACCTCCATTTGCAGGTCTTGATGTTAATATCATCGATCAGATTGTAGAAAAGGTGGAAAAGGACGTTTTGCCATTAGTTGAACCTACTTTACAGAAAGGACTTCAATACATACCTGGTAGATAATATAAATACCCAAAGGATATCCAAATACAGTATTATAGGTAATGGCACTTACCAGATTAGAGAATCTTATATCCAGTAAAACTGGACGTTTCGTCTACGTTTCTCCTGATGACTTTAACGCATCTGATGACGTAAACAACAGAGGTAATTCTCCCACCCGACCATTTAAGAGTATACAGCGTGCGTTTCTTGAAGTTTCACGCTTTTCATACAAATCAGGACCAGATAACGACAGGTTTGACGAGTTCACAGTCGTATTGTCTCCAGGAGATCATTATATTGATAACAGACCAGGTGTAGCTAGTGCCAGTCTTATACCTGATTTTAGTACCAATGTTAACTTTGATTTAGGTAACTCTCAGAACGACCTATACAAGTTTAACCCATTAACAGGTGGTGTAATTGTCCCTAGAGGTACTTCTCTAGTGGGTATGGACTTAAGAAAGACGAAAGTCCGTCCTTTGTATATCCCTAACCCTACTGATGATACTATACCAGAATCATCTATATTCAATGTAACTGGTGGATGCTATTTCTGGCAGTTCTCAATATTTGACGGTAAGCAGAAGGTATATTTCGACACTACAGGAAATAAGGCCAATCCTACATTCTCACACCATAAGATCACCAACTTTACTTTTGCTGATGCAGAAGATCTAACTCTTTATTACGATAAGATCGGTGATGCTTATCTTAATATGGTCACCGACATTAACGTTGACGGTGCTATTGAGGAGACTGACCTAGAAAACAGAATTGTTGGTCCTCTATCAGATAAGAAGATTATTGAGTCGATTACACCTCAGACACTTGGTGGTAATGCGACAGAAATTAAAATTAAGACAAAAGCACCTCACGGTTATTTTGTAGGGCAGTTTGTTACGATTGATGACACTGGTCTAACTAATGACCTTCACGGTTCATTCCTAATTACACGTTTAGACCCTGCTGATAATACACTATTCTATTATCGTGTTAATGAGA